TCGGGGGGGCGGGCCGCGCGGGGGGGAGTGTTCCGTTCTCATTTCCGAAAAATTCCGGGGGAAACCTGATGGCGCGGGCGTCCAAGGATGCGACGGCGGCGCTGCGGTTTCTGTCGCGCCTGACGATCCCCGAGGGGCGCAAGGCTGGCCGGCGGCTCAAGCTGGCGTCGTTTCAAAAGGACTTCGTGCGCGGGGCCTTTGCCAAGGACACGGCGGTTGCGCTGCTGTCGATCGGCAGGGGCAACAGCAAGACAGCGACGGCGGCGGGCATCGCCCTGGGGCACCTGGTCGGCGAGATCGCGCACCAGCCCAAGCGGGAGATCATCTTCGCGGCGCGCAACAGAGATCAGGCAAAAAGCGCGTTCGGGTTCCTGGTCGGGTTCATTGAGGGCTTGCCCGAGGAAGATCAGGAGCAATTCACGATCCGCCGCGGTTCCCGGCTGGAGGTTGAAACCGACGCCAACGGCGGGGGCCTTGCGCGCGTCATTCCGGCAGATGGCCGATCGATCCTTGGCGGCGCACCGACGCTGGCCATTCTGGACGAGCGGGCCGCGTGGGAGCGCGAGAAAGGCGACAATCTCGAAAACGCCATTCTGTCTGGCCTGGGCAAGCGGGATGGCAAGGCGTTGATCATTTCAACGTCTGCCCCTGACGACACCAACACCTTTTCCCGCTGGATGGATGAACCGCCACCGGGCAGCTTTGTGCAGGAGCATAGGCCACCCGAGGGCCTGCCCCCTGACGATCTGGAAAGCCTGCTGATTGCCAACCCCGGCGCGCGCGAGGGCATCGGCAGTTCCCCCGAATGGCTGGTTGCGCAGGCCAAGCGGGCCATTGCGCGGGGCGGTTCGGCGCTGTCCAGTTTTCGCAATCTCAACAGAAACGAGCGTGTCGCGTCTGACGACCGCTCTGTGCTGATCACGATTGACGAATGGCTGTCTGCGGAGGTTTCCCCGGATGCCATGCCGGATCGTGACGGGCCGGTTATCCTGGGCGTCGATCTGGGCGGTTCCCGTTCCATGAGTGCAGCGGCGCTGTATTGGCCGCTGACGGGGCGTCTTGAGTGTGTGGGGGCTTTCCCCGCGACACCGGGCCTTGCGGATCGTGGGGCCGCTGACGGCGTGTCCGGGCGCTATACCGAGATGAGCGACCGGGGCGAGCTGGTGACGATGGGCGATACCACCGTTCCCGTTGATCGGTTCCTCGCGGACGTGGTGGCGATGCTGGACGGGCAAGCCCCGGCGGCGATTGTCGGAGATCGGTTTCGCCATGCCGAGTTTGTCGAGGCGTTGCGCGGCGCGGGGCTGGACCGTGTGCCGTGTGTCTGGCGCGGCATGGGCTGGAAAGATGGCAGCGAGGACGTGGAAAGATTCAGGCGGGCGCTGTTCGAGGGCAGGATTCGCTCTGTGCCGTCGCTGCTGCTGCGCTCTGCCTTCGCCGATGCGATCACGCTGGTTGATCCGGCGGGCAATCACAAGCTGGCAAGGGGGCGCTCCACCGGGCGCATAGACGCGGCTGCGGCCACCGTCATTGCGGTTGCGCAGGGCGTTCGGATGCTGATGCAGCCTGACGCAAAGGCGAGGGTCGCGGCATGGGTATGAGGTTTCCCGAGCATTCGCGGCGGATCATTCGCACCAAGCGGTGGCGGGGCCTGCGCCTTGAGGTGCTGCGCCGCGATGGCTGGCAATGCGTGAAGTGCGGGGCGCGCGGGCGGCTTGAGGTCGATCATGTCCGGCCGGTTCGCGATCACCCTGACGGGGCCTTTGACATGGCAAATCTGCAAACGCTCTGCCCCGCATGTCACACCCGCAAAACCCGGATCGAGTGCGGGCATCCCCCGCCCGATCCCCGACGCGCCGCATGGCGTGAAGCTGTCGCCGAGCTGGCGACGAAAACCTGATCGAGCACGAAAGGAAACATGATGCTTGAGAGTGTGAAAATCAGCCGGCGGCAATCGGAAATCCGCCAACAACTCGCCGAGCTGGTGGCGAAACCCGAGCCGGGCGAGGATGAAACCCGTTCGATGGAGACGCTCGACGCGGAGTATCGCCGCAACGAAACCCGGTATCGCGCGGCGTTGACGGCCGAGGATGACGAGCGGCGCGAGGCCGGGGCCGATCTGGAAACCCGTTCGGGGCGCGAGTGGTCGGAGATGATGCAGGGCTTTGAGGTCCGGCAGGTCGCGGCGTATTTCGATGAGGGGCGCGAGTTCACCGGGCAGACGGCCGAGATTGTCCAGGAGATGCGCAGCGCCGGGGGCTATCGCGGGATTCCGGTCCCGCTGGAGGCGCTGGAGACGCGCAACACGGTATCCGGGGGCACCCCCGATCCGACTGTCACCCGCCCGATCATTGATCGGTTGTTTGCGGAATCGGTCGCGGGCCGGATCGGCGCGCAGATGATCAGCATTCCCCAGGGCAGCACCGAATGGCCGGTCACAACGTCCAGCATCGCGGCCGGATGGCAGGATGGCGAGGCGGCGAATGTCCCGCTCGGCGCGGCGTTCGCGACAACCGACAAGGCGCTGTCGCCGGACAACACCTTCGGGGTGCAGGTGCGCATCACCCGCAAGGCGCTCAAGCAGACCGGCGCGGGGCTGGAGCAGGCGATCCGCCGCGACATGGCCGAGGCGATCCGCACCGGGCTTGATCGGGCTGTCACGCTCGGCACCGGGGCCGATGGTGAACCGCTCGGCGTGATCGCGGGCGCGGGCACCTATGGCATCACGTCCACCGCGATCGATGACGGCGCGACGTGGAGCGCATTCCGGGCCGCTGTGGTGCGGTTCCTCAATGCCAATGCGGCCGGGTCGCCGGATGCTGTGCGGATGCTGATCCGCCCCGAGGTCTGGGCGGCGCTGGATGATACGATCTTCGACGCGGGCAGCGGCATCACCGAATGGGGCCGGCTTACCGCGAACATTCCGGCGGGCAACATCGCCATGACAAGCAATGCGCTGGCCGATCCGGCGGGCAGCCCCGAGGCCACCGACGCGCTGTTGACGACGAATGCCGGGGGCGTGTCGCCGCTGTTCGTCGGCATGTGGGGCGGCGTTGACGTGATCAGAGATCCCTACAGCGATGCACAAGCGGGCGGGCTGCGCATCACCGGGCTTGTGACGGCCGATGTTACCGTGTCGCGCCCCGAGCAACTTGAAGTGCTGACGGGCATTGAATGATGCTGTGGGGCGTTCACCAGGGCGGGCTTGAGCTGCGGCGTGATCGCGACGGCTCAACCCGTCTGCGGGGCCGGTTCCCGTATGGCAAACCGGCGGTTCTGTCTGACGGCGGGCGCACCGGGCGTCCCCGCAAGGAGGTGATCGCCCCGCGCGCATTCTCGCACCGTGTCGAAGATCCCGACGCGGAAATTCACCTGTTGCTCGGGCATGACTTCGATCACCCGCTGGCGAGCAAGCTGACAAACACGCTCGATCTGCGTGACAGTGACGACGCGCTCAGTTTCGAGGCGGTTATCTCGGCGGCTGTCGCGGAGACGAGTCACGGCCGCGATGCGCTGGCGCTGATCGGTGCCGGGCTTGCGGTGGGGCTTAGTCCGGGCTTTCGTATCCCGCCCGAGCGGGCCGTGCCGGATGCCGAGGAAGTCGAGGAAGAACCGGACGACGGGCCGGGCAGCGAACGGCGCGGGGCGCTGATCCGCACCGTGAAGGCGGCGTTGCTCTATGAGCTGAGTATCGTAACCCGCCAAGCGTATCAGGAAGCGCAGGTCGAGGCGCGGAGCTGGTCGCCGAACAACGGGGCGGGCACCCGCCCGAAAGTTCACCCGCTCTATCGCTGGAGGGCGTGAAATGGTCACGACGATACACCAGGAAGAATCGGTCGAGTCCTATCCCGACGCGCCGCTCGGGCTGTCTGATGAGGCGCAGGCGCTTGATGCGGCGATGATCTGGTCCCGGCTGGAGCAATGGATCGCGCATCGCTGGTCGGAGCGCACGGCCGTCTGGATCGCCGAGGGCGTGGGCGAGTGGATTCCACCGCTGCGCCCCGCGACGATCACCGAAACGGAAATCTGGGATGGCGAGTCCTGGGGGCCTGTCGCGCAGATCACCGCGCCGCGCGGCCTGACGCTGTTGTCGCGCGGGCCGTATCGCATCACCGCGACGGTCGGCGAGGGGCCGGTCCCGGAGGATGCGCAAGAGGCGTATCGCAGGCTGGCCGAGTATCTGGCGGCGTCGGATGAAGGCGCACCGGGGGCGAGTTCCTACGCGGTCAACATCGGTCAGTTGTCGGAGACGATCCGGCGCAACCCCGCCCATATCGCGAAGGCGATTCACAACAGCGGCGCGGCCGATCTGCTGCGCCCGTATCGGAGGGCGTGACCATGGGCTTGCTCGATATTTTCCGGCGCAAGAACGGGGCGGGCGACCACCCCGTTACCGAAACCCGATCCTCTGGCGCAGGCTACACCGCTGCGATCTTGTCGGCGCGCGAGAGCTGGATCGCCGGGGCGCAGGGCGTGGCCGAGCTGACGGCGACGACGCAAGCCTGTGTGACGTTGTGGGAGGGCGCTCTGGCGGCTGCTGACATTGAGGGCACCAACATTCTGCGCCGGGCCGATATGGCGATCCTCGCGCGTTCTGTGGCGCTCAGGGGCGAGTTCGTCGGGCTTCTGGACGGCGGGCGGATCGTGCCTGCTGTCGATTGGGAGCTGTCCACCCGCAACGGGCGGCCGAGGGCCTACCGGCTGACGATCCCCGAGGCCGGGGGCGGCTTCACCACGACGGCGCTTGCCCCCGAGGTGATACACCTGCGCATCGGGGCCGATCCCGCCGCGCCATGGACGGGCACGCCACCCCTGCACCGGGCGCGGCTGACGGCTGGAATGCTTCACGCGGTCGAAACGTCGCTGTCGGAGGTGTTCGAGCACGCGCCGCTCGGATCGCAGATCATACCCTTTCCCGAATCGCCGGAAACCGACATGGAAACGCTCGGCCGGGGCTTTCGCGGCAAGCGGGGCCGCGTGATGCTGCGCGAGTCCGTCCAGGTCGCGGCGGCGGGCGGGCCTGCCCCTTCCCAGGACTGGCGGCCGCAACAGACAACCCCGGACTTGAGCAAGGCCATGACGGCGGAAACGCTGGCGGCGGCGCGGGGCGCGATCCTCGCATCGTTCGGTGTTTTGCCTGCGCTGTTTGACAAGGCGGCTCAGGGGCCGCTTGTGCGCGAGGCGCAGCGGCATTTGGCGCAATGGCAGTTGCAGCCGATGGCCGAGCTGCTGGCCGAGGAATTGAGCGACAAGACCGGGGCCGAGGTGTCGATTGACGTGACGCGCCCGCTCCAGGCGTTCGACGCGGGCGGGCGTGCGCGTGCGATGGGGGCCGTGGTCGATGCGATGGCGACGGCGAAGGCCAACGGTTTGCTGCCGGGCGAGGTCAACGACGCGATGCGGCTTGTCGATTGGGAGTGAGCGATGCCGTTCGACGGTTCCCCGAGACTGTCACGGCGCGAGCGAGACGCGGCACGGGGGCGGCTTGCGAAGATGCGGGCCGAGGCGATGCTCGGGCTCATGTGCGCGGTTATCCGCATGGCGCGCGAGGAAAGGATCATCGTCACCGGGCTGAATGCCGAGGGGCCGTTTCGCGGGGCGATCCGGGCGGCGCTGTGCGATCAGGGCTGGCGCTGGCAACAGGCGGATGATGTCGCGATGCACCTGGTGGAGGTGGCGCTCAATATCCTGCAAGTGCGGCGGCCGTCCTGGGCCGAGGGGCAACAGGCATGGACGGGCACGCTGATCGTGCGCGATGCGCAGTGTCGCAACTGCGGCGTCCCGCTCGCGCCCCGGCAGGTGCATTTCTGCTGTGGTTCGTGCCGGTCGCGGTGGTGGGACGCATTCAACAGGCAAGCGGCATGACGGACGTGTTCACCCGCCATTGCGTCCAGTGCGGCGCGGAGCTGCCCCGCATGACGCGCGAGGATCGGCTTTATTGCGATCGCCGCTGCGCCAATGCCTGGCACCACGGGCTGACGGCGCGGGCGCGGGCCGAGGCGCGAGCCGGGCGCACCTGCCCCCAATGCGGCGGCACCTTCGACGCGGTGCGCAGTGATCAGGTGTTTTGCCGTCGAAGCTGTCGGAATGGCCACCACAACCGGCTGCGATCGCCAACTCGGGACGTGGCGTTGTAACTCCGAGACGGCACGGCGGCGCTTGCTACCCGAGCCGCGCGGTGCCGGTGGGGCCGGGGCGGGATGCCCCGGCTTTTCCATGGGCTGATCCCCGCGCGCGTGGGGGCTATCGTGGGGCAAGATGACAAGTTGTCGTCTTGCGTGGATGATCCCCGCGCGCGTGGGGGCTATAACGGAAACATGTTTCCGATTTGCCAGCAGATCGGCTGACCCCCGCGCGCGTGGGGGCTATCAAAC